TCAGGCTTAGAATTCTCTGGGGTTGGCCCACCTAGATCTTCCCAAGTAGCAGGAGTACCACCTGTGGTTAACTTCTGCATTGGTTCTCCAGGCGCAGCGTTTTTAGTTACTACGTTTTCCATTTCTTGTAAATCGTTACCAACGGACATTTTTTTAGATATATTTAATCTGTATTTATTTATAGAACTTAAAGATTTAAGAGAAAATTATTAAACAAATTCAACTTATGCTCTTCTAAAGCTTTCTGATCTACAAGAGTGTTGATTCTCTTTTTAGTTTCATCGACAAATTGTTCATGAAGGGTTCCACCTTCCCAAATCCACTCTTTTCCTTCCATAATTCCATTAACAAAAGCATCAGGTGCAGAAGGATCGGCAACGATATCAGCAGCAGTTGCTAACTGAAAATCTTCACCTACAACTTTAACTCCATGCAAATCTTCTTTTAATGATCCAACACCTCTGGAAGAAACACCAAGTGTAACACCTTCATCAATAAGAGATTTTGCAATCTTACCCATAGGGGTTTCTAGAAGTTGTGCTTTACCGATAAAATTATTTCCTTCTTGTCTTAATGAAGTAATTTTATGCGAAACACGATCAAGATTTACTGTAGGTCCATCGGGATGTCCCAACTCACCAAGAGCACGACCTTTTGCTACAAAACTTTCATTATACCTACCAACTTCTTTTGCAAGAGTTGATACAGGATACATTCTTCCATTACGATTCTTTATTTCACCTTGAAGAAAAACCCCTTCAATATACATTTTCCTTTTAGCACCTTTTCCTTCAGTGATAAATTTAACGCTTGAAATTTCTTCGGTAATGAGTTTCATTTTCTTAATTTGTAAATCCTACTTTGGCACCTAATACAGCAGCATTTGCTGCAAAAACATGATGACCATGTTTCTTTTGAAGATATTCAATTGCACCTGCTGGCAGGGTAAATGTTCCAACAGCAGATCCACTCTGAGTTTCCACAACACTTACAAGATATGCATTACTTCCGTTTGAATTATAAAGACGAACAAGTCCTGCTCCACTAAAACTAGTGGCAGCACCAGTAGTAGTTGGTAATGCTGCTTCAGTACCTTTGCATAAAGTGATATTGGCCATTATTCTGAATCCTCGGATGATTGTGTATCACTAAACATAGAAGATGCTACGGTAGATCGAGATTTCTCAATCTTTTCAGAAGCTTTTGTGTACAAAATATCCTTAATTCTGTCACTAACATCAGATGCTGATGAATCAGTAGCAATCAAATTTACAATTTCTTCCATAAAATTTAATATATTCCTATTCTTTATTTATATCTCGGCTGTCTTGGTATCTTTTCCGAATTGTGCATTAGTAATTCCACTATTCATATCTGGTTCCAACGGAACATCCCCCATCATACCCATTTCTCCTTCTCCTGGTAATGGTTCTCCAGTAATAGGATCTATAGCATTTGGATCTGGAATAGTTCCATCTGCAATTTCTTGTTCAATTTGCTCATCAATTTCCATAATCTCCGCATCAGTTTGACGTAGAATTCTCCTACGAACAAATTCGCTAGAATAGAATCTGCCAATATATGGTTCAATAGTAGCAAGCGTACCCAGACGCTCATTCATCATTTCAGTTTCTTTTAATTCGGCAAATTGGTTGTCATATAAGAAGTCATATTGGATGTGTTCACGAATTGTTTCCCAATCCTCTAAAGTTACAATATTCTTTAAAATAAGTTGAGTCTTCAACATATCATTAAATAAATTTGCAAACCTTTTTCTCAAACGACCTACAAATTTAGAGAACTTAAGTTCATCTCTCAATATCTCTGATGATCTTCCCAGATTAAATCCACCATCTGATGCAATTCTAGATTCAGGTACACCTAATGCTCTATAAAGTTTCTTCTGGAAATATTCAATATCAGCAAGTTCTCCTAAGTTTTGTCCACCTGGGAGTGTTGTGATTTCAGTTCCTCTACCACCTTCTCTTCTAGGTAACCAGAAATCTTCCATCATAGACATGAACTTACGATCATCTCTAACTTCACCAGTATTTGCATCATATACTAACTTATTCCTATAACGAGACATTACCTCTTTAAGATATTGCTCTGCTTTAATTTTAGGAAGATTGCCAACATCAATATAGAAAATTCTTCTTTCTGGTGCTCTTGATAATCTATAAATTACAAGACTATCCTCAATCATTCGTAATTGATTAAGTGCTTTAATTGCTTTATGAAGATATGAAAGAACAGTACCCTTATTTCTATCAATAAGACCTGAAGTAACATAAGAAATAGAATCTTTTGCTATTTTAACTCCCTTATCAGCACCATTACTACCACCAATTACCGTTCCCGTTTGATAGCTTGCTTTTGGAGTATAGACAAAATATTCTTCAATTTCTGGAGACATTATTTTTGTAACGTCACCTTCACTATTTGATTTAATATTCATATAATCATTTTTATCTTTCTTCTTCTCCTGTCTCACAAACCTTATTTTCATAGGGTCAATATATCTTAATTCCTTAATACCTTCTTGTGGTTTTTGAGTATCAATAACTTTTAGATAATATATTCTTCCATCAATATACCAATTCCTAAAAATTTCATGAGACTTTGAATCAAAATCTAATATCTCTTTAATATTCTTAAATTCTTCTCTAATTATTTTCTTTAATTTATCACTGGCATTTAAATTTGAAAGTTCAATCTCAATAGGTGAATCATATAGATCACTTACAATTGCTTCATTTATAACATCTTCAATAGCACCATCTGCCTCTGGATGTAATGCCATCTCACGATATCTTTTTATTAAATCAAATTCAGTTCGATAGACACCTTCAATATCTACATAGGAACCATAAAATCCACTACTAATATAATTATCAACCCCGTCCTCATTATTCTGAGGAACGGGGGATATTATAGATTTAGATTTCTTTTCATTGTTTCCAATAGAAAAGCCAAAAAGTCGTGCCATATTATAATTTTAAATTCGTCGTTGAACTATTTAGGCTAGCTCTATTAGCTAATATCAGAAGTGTTAGAAGCAACAGATGCACCACCTTTAATCGCTTCCCACCACTGAACTTGGAATTCTACAGTAAATTCTTCTATAGCATCAGTTGATTCATAACTCAAATCAATAGCAGAAATATTCGTTGGGAATATATCACGGAATTGATAAGATCTTAAAACAGAAGTCTGTGCTGCAGAAAGTATACCTTCACCTGCACTACGATCTAATTGATGAACTAATGCATCTTGCATATAATCATCAGGATTAGTTAAACCAGTTGCATTATCCAATTGATTAACCGTATTCATCCATTCTTCAAAAGAGTTACGAATTTCAAAATCAGTATCATTAATAACGGTAACAGTCCATGTTTCGAAAGTTCTATCTCCGGCAATTTTAAAAATACGACCTCTAAAAGGTACTTCTACTGGAGCAATCGTAGAGGCTGGAAGAGCAGCTGCTTTAACAAGAAATCTTGTTTTTTCAGCATCAGGTTGTGTAACTATTGTTGGAAAATTTAATACAACTTCAAACAGATTAGGGCGTGTACCACCACCTGTGAGTTTATTTTTAAACCCACTGATCGTTCTTAGATCTGGAGTATTGCGTGTTGGCATTTTTGGTTAAACCTCTTTAATTAAACGTTACCGATTACTTCTTCGAATGATACGCCAGATCTAGTGGCGACAAATGTAAGACCGATGAAGTTAATCGACCTTGCAGGCTTAATGTATATATCTGCAATAAATTCATTATTGTCGATAATTGCAGCAGTGTTGTTTGTCTCGTCACAAACAAGAACATAATCCTGAATTCCTCTCTTAGCCTGAACATCACGAAGGAAAGGATCAATAATATTTATGAAATTAGTTCGTGTAATTTCATCATTAAATTCGAAGAGCTGATCTTTAGCAGCAGATTCAATTGCGTTCTCAAGGAAGATAAACAACCTACGAACGTTAATTCTATCAAATGCAGATGCCTTAGCAAGTCCAGTCTTATCTCCAAAGAGAACAATTCCAGAACCAGCAGAGAAAATAACTGGATTAATTCGTGCTGAATACAGTTTATCTCTTTGAGCCTTATTAGGATTATATGCTAACTTAACAGAATTTAAGATTGCACCTCTTTGTGTTCCTGCTGGTGAATACCATGGGAAACTATTAGAATCAGTTCTTGCACATGTACCTGCAACGTCTCCATTTAAAGGAATATAACGGAAGGTATTATTAAACCTATCAAACATGTACTTATATCCACTATCAAATATTGCATAAGAAGAAGATGAAAGTGCTGCATAATAAGAAAGTACATTAGTAGTAATTGTGTCATCACTATTAATAGTGACTGATCCTACAGATGTATCTGTTAAGAATGCTTTCCTATATGGAGAAATAAATGCTAATGAATCCTTTCTCAAGTCTGCAACTGCAATTACCTGTTCGGCAAGTGCTTGTGCGGATTCTTTTTCATGATTACCAGATCCCATAAGTAGGAAATCTACGGCATAACTATCCTTTTCAAAAAGTTTATATCCAGTAGATAAATTAGCAACAGATGCAGTTAGTGCTCCAGTTGCCGTAAGATCTGATGTACCATCATAATTTACTCCACCCTGGAAAGTATAGTTTTGTGCTCCAGTTCCACCAAAGATAATACCCTGAGCATCTTGATCCCATGTATTATCAGCTGTTTGAGTAAATCCACCAGCAGCAAATCCACCAGTTGTAAGTCCAGTAGGACCACCTCCACCAAAAATATATGCTGAATTCAATTTCAGATACTTTCTCCAATAAGAAGGAGCACCCACCGAGAATTCGGCATCTTTTGCTTTAGAAAGACCTAAATGCTTCTCAAGAATTGTTCCTGAATTTCCAGTAATCTTTCCATCCCCATCAATCACCACAACATGAACTTCATCAAATCTTGAACCTCGTGCGGATGCAAATTCCGAAGTACCTGGACGTTCTGCAAGTCCGTTCCATTTTACATTAATAACTGTTGATGCACCGCCTACAGTTGCAGTTGCAGTTGCAAGATTTTGAGTATCAAAATAATCTAAAGTTGAACTAACAGTAGTTGTAGTTTGGACAGAACCTGAACTATTAAGTGCACTTACATTACCGAAACTAGAACCAAACTCATATGCACCACCTGGCTGATAATCTACAGTAGTTTCAGTTGATCCACCAGAGACATGAGAAAGAACTTTAACACCAATACTAGTTCCATTTATATTACATATAATTCCTTTTAAATATCCATCAAATGCTGATGTTGATCCTGCTGCAACATTAGTCTTACCGACCATAGTTTGAGTAATACCATAACCAACTGTAAAACTAGTAGCAGAACCAACTGTTAAAATTTGGTCGCATTTTGAATCAATAACACCTACTCTAATTCCATTAGCCCAAGATCCTGGATTCCTAGAAACAGCTACTACACCGCTAATAGTATTATCATCATATCCAAGATTTTCATAATGTTCTGCACTCTTAATCTTAACAGCGGTTGCACCACTATTAACAGAGTTCTTTAAATCATCATCATCTGATCTTACAACTCTTAAATCTCCGCCATATGCTAAAAATGATGAAGCAACCAACCAATGTTCGAAGTGCTTATCTGTATCATATGACTTTCCAAAAGTATCTAATAAATCATTCTCGTTCTCAACTGTTGTTGGTAATTCTACAGGACCTTTAGCAAAAGGTGCGACTATTCCTCCGATACTATCAGAAGTGGGATCAATTCTCCCAGATGTCAAATCAACTTCCCTTACTACAATTCCAGGAGATGCTAAATTTAGTGGCATCTTAATTTCCCCTCGCTGTCCTAATTTATTCTAGAAATATTTATAAATTAGTGGCTCTTACATATAATCCCACATATAAGATCTATCCCCATATTCATCAGTATGCCATCTATCACCCTCATTATCAGTGAAACTATCCATATCCTCAAACCCATCAGATACAAATCCAAATGGTGCCATATCTTGTTCTATCTGATTTTTTTGTTCATCATAAATTCTCTTACGAATATCCTGATCGGACATTTCTTTAAAATAATCCTGACAGACCAACCATGCAAATATAACTAAACACATTGCCAAATCATCATTACATCCCTCTTCTGCCTCAAATGAATTATGTTTCTGTGCAAATGTAGTCAATTCTGAAATAATATCATAATCTACTGTAAGTAATTTATCATCTTCTAATAACGTTTTTAGATTAGAACATCCCAATTTCTTAACTGCTGCTGTCATTCTTACACCAAGTTGCGTTTTCTTTCCAGAAAATCCTTGTCCAACAATTTGCCCATTTCGTCCTCTCATAGAAGCCATTAAAACATTTTCATATTCAAGATCGTATTGAAGAATACTTGCTACTTGATCTCCAATATCATTAACTTCTATCAATAAGAATGCTTCATTATAACCTTTAGCAACATCGAGAATAATATTAGGAAATAACATTGGTTTGATTTCATTATTCCTATATTTGGCAACTACTTTATACGGAAATTCTGTAGTATCGAAAACTATAAATGCAGAATAATCATTTCCCAATCCTCGTGCCACATCAACAGTGATTATATAATTATGCTCTTTTACTGGAATTTCGTGGATATCAAGTCCAGCATTTCTTTTTTTAGGTTCTTCATATACAAGATTTCTGAGTTTTGCTGGATTAATTAATGTATTAACTGAACCTAAAAATTCACATTCAAACTCAACTTTAAATTGTGCTTCTGATGTATTAGCAATAGTTTGTGCTTTCCATTCAGCATCTCTTCCAGGAACTTCACTCCAATGAACTTCAGTTGGGATATATTCATTCTTACTACGTTCTGCATCATGCCATGTACGGTAGAAATGATTCATACCATGTGGTGTTGAAACTATGATTACTTTC